CGACATGGCTAATGCCATAGACGAGATTGAGATGATTCTGGAGACGGACATTCCTTCGTGCTTAGGTCTGCACTCTCTTAAGGACGAGATTACGAAAGACGGAAAGCACCCACGTGTATTCGTAGTGCTCCCCGCTGCTTTTAATATTGTCTTGAAGAAGTATTCCTCCCCGTGGAAGTCCTTCATGCGGGCCAATTTTGAGTTCTTTGAGAGTGCTGTAGGTATCAATATGACTTCCAGTGAGGCTCTGAAGGTTCTTAATTCTCTGCGCTCCATTTCCCCTGATCTTTCCAAGGTCTTCGACGGTGACGTCAAGGCCATGGACAAGTCGTGGCAGAGTGGAATGTTTGAGTTTATTGCCCTCATGGTCTACGCCATGGCTCGAGTTATCGGCGTTGACGCTTATAAGGCGTACCGTCTAATCTTGTCAGTAAAGCATGTGACCCATTCAGTGAAGAATGATTTATTTCGTGCTCCACAGAACCCTTCGGGGAGCGACATTACCGTCGAGATGAATGGATTGTGCATCTCGTTGGGAGAACGTTATGTCTACTATAAATCCCGTAACCTCTCTTCACACCAAGTAAGTGAGGTAAATTCGTGGTTTACAGGGTTCTTCGACGCTCCTGTCCCTCCCAAGATGGACTTCCTGGATTTTCGGACTAACGTTGCCCTCATTACCTATGGTGACGACAATTTGAAGGCGTTCAGGAATCCTCCCGCTCCCGATTACCTGGTCACCTGGCGAGAGGAACTTGGGATGGTTATGACGCCGGCGGATAAAACCAAGGCCGCGGCTAACACCCTGGAACCGGTGGATCCGTCGGAGATTTCGTTTCTCCAACGGAAGTGCCGCTATGACCCGGATATTGACATGTATGTGTGGCCACTCTCGATGCGTTCGATTACCCGTATGCTCATTACTGAGCGGGGGTCATCACTAACCCAGGCGGACTACGCAGCCACTATATTGACCGAGGCTCATCGCGAGATGGTTTACCACGGTCGCCAGCCCTTCAATGAGTTTTTAGTCCGGGCTCGTGGTTTGGCCGAGAAACATAATCTTGCGCGCAATCCCCACCTCCGTTTAGAGACCTTCGAACATTGGCTCGAGGTCATCAAGAATGGAGCCTTCCGAACTTGGGTGGTCGGCGAAGAAACACCCTACTCCGAAGTGGACGGAGAGATCTCTTACCAGAGTTCAGCTTCCACAACAAACCCAACAACCAACATGACTGACATTACTCCAGTAGAGGCGCGCGAGTTCGCGCCGACGGTTCAACCCGTCACATCTCTTTCCCACGCGGTGGGTTCGGTCTCATCCGAGTCTGCCGTTCAGGTTTCCACTGCCCGTGTGGAGCCGACGGAGTTCCAGAAACTTCCTGATGCCCCACTGACCGACTTTCTCAAGCGGGCTACTTTCATCAATCGTACCACCTTAGAGGACACTGATACGAAGATGGACTTAGCGGCAGTTATCACTCCTTGGCGGGAGTTCCTATCGGATCCGGCGATTGCTAGTCGCACCAAGAACTATGAACTGATCTCTGGTACGCTTCAAGTTATCGCCGTGGTCACTGCCCCAGGTGGTGCGTATGGAAGATACGTCGTTACGGCTATGCCGAACGGCGGTCCGGACCGCCCCCCCTTCGGGCACGTTGCAGAGCCCCACAACTGTCTGCAGAC